AATCTCATTGCCTGCTCCTCTTGTAATTGACTTATACAAGACCCCCATTTGTTTAGCCTCAAGACGCGCCTGTTTACGGTTCGCGTCCGAGGGTGTAATGACTTTCATTAGTAAAGTTGGTACAGGCGACTCTGCGATCCAGTTCCGTACGGATCGATGTTAAGTCGCGGGATAGCTGCCCCCCTACTGGAATTAGCTTCCTCCTCCATCAAAAGCATACACTGACTCCAATGGTATTGGGCCCGCTCGATGTCAGCATTGTCCTCCATTAGGCGACCCAAAAGTCCTTGCTTGATTGCGCCGATATTGCCAACGTGCACAATCTCATTATCATTACGCAGGGGTTGGAATGCTCGCTTGCAAAGCACATGCACTACGGTCTGACCATCGGTAGCCCCATTGATCCTGAATCGGCGGTAGCGGGTTACACCGCTGTCTGACCCAACGGTTGCAATTGTAGTATCCGCGTCGTTGGAAGTCGTGCGGAGATCGAACATCCCGTTAAGGGCATCGAATTGGATACTGACGATACTCGTAACAGGAGTGCTAAAGGTAATACGAAAGGGGCTTGTGGCTAAAGTGCCAGTATAGAACTGGTCACCGTCGCTGCCCACTACGGTGACTTTGCTCCCGTCAGTATTAGAGAAAGTATTGACAACACTAGAGCCAGAAGCCGACACAATAAACAATGTGCTAGTCGCTGCGGCAAAAAGCTGTTTGGTAGGGGCGTAGCCAGCATCAATCAAACCCCATTGGGTAGTAGCGTTATTGGAAAGATTGCCGATGCCCACAGATTTAAAGTCATGCCACAAGGACCGAACAGGGACCGGAGACCCGTCAACCATTGTATGCAATACCGAATCGGCATCGTCTGGAAGAGTGACGCAGCCATCGACCACGGGCAGACTATATTGCACAGTAAGATCACGGTAGATTCCCATATTGTAAATACGGGAAAGCACCTGATTTAGGCTGGACTTAAAGTCGCCATCAGGCTCAACGTATGAGTTGAGCATCGGCGCAAGTTGGCTAAGGGTATAGGCGGGCATTGGTTCTTTTTGTTAAGGGCTTTACTGCGTTACGGGCAACTGGTTAAAACGACCCTCCACAGCACTTTGAAAACTCATAGGTTTTTCTTTTTTGACTACAGAAGCCATCTCCTCCATCCGTTTAGCCACCCCAGACTTTGCAGCTTTTGCTTTCCGGTACTCTTCGTTGTCCAAGAACTCGCGGGCGGCTCCGGCAAAGTCGTTCTGGCTAAGTAATTTCAGAGCTTTGGGCGAGCCAGTAATGTCTCCCCTATACGCCCCAGAAACCAATTGCGCCTGAAGTTCCGGTGAGAAATCGCTGAACGTGTTGGGCCCAACGAGCCTCTTAGCCAACGTAATCTTCTCGGCAATGGCTTTGGTGGCGAGGTCTTTGGCGGTCGATTCGTCAATCTCTTTACCAAAAAACGGGCTGGCTTTGAGGTCAGCGTCCGTACCCTTACCAATCAGAGTGCCAATCCCAACCGTCCAATTTTTATTGGTGTCAAGATAGGGCTTTGCCCTGAATCCTTCATGCCTACGAATCACCTCAAAGGCTTTATCTGCAAGACCTTTGTTCTCGTAAGCAGGCATCGGCTCTTCCTCATCGGGCTTAAAGCCAAATTGGTCGGCACGCAGTTCTTCTGGAGAAGGAACTCTTTTAGGCTTTACGAGGACGGGATTCATTAAATTATTTCTTTGCGACTTTAACGGCTCCGGTATGAAGCTCCTTCTTTAGTTTGCCCTGTTCCTTACCGGAAAGAGGCGAAACTTTAGAGAGCAAATAGGCGACCTGCCTTTTAGATTTTACATTTGCAGCGGGCATAATTGGATATTAGTGGTTTAGGTTACTTGTGTCAAAGCAAATTTAGACGCTCAAATTGAACTCATACTCCACTGTAGTGGTGTTTACGCCTGATGTCGTGGTAGTTTTAAAGTAAATCCTAGTTGGTTCTATATCAAAAGAGTAACTAGTACCTGCAGGAGGAGGCCGAGGATCATCGTCCCAAACAAGATAAAACTTATCTCGGTGGTAGAAAGGTTTGATTATAAGCGCAAGTACATTATCAAGAATATAAGTTTGTTGGATGATATAAAAATTATCGCTATCCTGAGCGGCTTCTTGATCCTCGTCAGATACCCTGAACCAAGCATATTCATTTTTGCCAGCGTCAAACCATCCCGGTGCCTGTTTCGGGAAATCAAGAACTTGCTCGGACCCGCCCTCAATAGACATCAATCTCTGTCCCGTTGCGTCTACGTCCCAATTAAGAGTGCTGGGATTGGAGCTAGAAATTCTTTTACTGTTGCAGAGAATCGTATCTGCCGTAATCACCCATGCACAATATTGTTCCAAAGTAAGCTCTAAAAAAGCTGGTCGGCTTTGAAATAGCGCAAATGTCTCGTCGTCAATCGAAGAATACTCTTCGCCCTTTGGGGCAATAATTACTAAAGGTGGTTTATATCCAGCCATTGCCTTTTATTTAATTTAAGCTGTTGGCAATGCAACAAAACCTTTAGTGAGTAATGGGATATACCCAATTTTACCTTTATAAAAACAATAAAAATTATCTATGACCCCGTTATCCGATACGTCTGTGGGGGAGCTAACCCCACCGTGTTTGCCTTGATCCGCGCCGAGTTTGCTCGGTAGGTCTTCAGACTTCGCCGTAACGACTGTTGGTGGTGCTCCGGCTGCGGCGGGGGCGTTGTTTTTTGGTAGCCCTCCAATAACTTTGGTAATAAAATCCGCCAAATCTTTTTGGGCTTCTTTCTTTTCCGATATCGTAGCTTTGATTTCCCGCGTAGTAAGCCTTTTCGTATCAATCCCAAGGCCTTCAGCTTCTTTTTTCGCGGCTCTTCGCTCTAGGGTAGCTTTTGTAGGTGTCCCTTGTGAGTTTTTATTTTCCTTACTGCCGCTTGACTTTGTAGCATCATTAGCTCCCTTTAAAGGAGTTCCCCTTGACTTTGTAGCCTCACGTTGAATAGACGGTGCTGTATCCAGTTTAGGTGGATTTTTCTTTTGTTCAATATAAGGGTCTCCCATAATTATGTCAAGTTTGCGGCGTCGAGAACGATTGCGGAGCACTTCGCCCAGCCCCATTTATATGGTTCAATGGTTGTACGCAGAACGTAAAGACCTTTAGTTGGTATCGAGTCTGGGGTTGTCGCTAATAGTACGTTCGGGGACACACTAGCACTCAGCCCATGAGCGGCAGTAGAAGAAGCGTTGTAACCCTTAAATATTGGTTTTGGAGTGAATTCCCCAATTTGTTCACCGGAAATACTACCGCCGATATCAGTACTACACGTTGTGCTTACAGTTAAACTACGGCTATTGTCGGCTATATTTATCTGCTTATGAATTGTAGGGGGGATATTAACCACACTGATATTTAAGCCGACGTCATAACTTTGTGCTACAGTTCTTCCTGTTTCAGCCACAGTCCAATTCTCTGAAATAGTTTCACCTAAAGACACCGAAGCACCCGCTCTGACCGACGCCTTACCCCCTCTAGCGATAATTACATGCCCTACAGGCTTAAAGACAGGCCAAGGCTCTGTCGGGCCGACCACGGACATAATTCGTGCATTTAGTTCTTCTTTCGATACAGATCCGTTATTTGTTTGGATAAAAAACGCATAGACTGTAACGGAGGTATCCGAACCCCATGATTCTTCTATATTGATCGCAAGTTCTGGTTTAATAGTCCCTGAACTTTCTGCGGAATCACTTTCTGAGCCACCCCAACTTCCCGAAGTACCGCCGCCTTCGGCATTCCAAGAACCGTCCGAAGCACCTTGTCCGTATTCCGAAGACCAAACAACACTAATAGACTTTAAAACTGGGGGTAGCCGGATATCCATTCGATTCGGAAACTCCAGCTTATAATTCAGAAGAGCATCGTCGGGAGGAGTCTGAACCGTGCGGAGGGATCGGTCTTTGTTTACAGCGCGGTAAGACGTATGTGCGGCTGCGGTATCGACCGAAGCCGGAGAAACAAATTGTTCTTTGGAGACGACTTGAGCATTGATGGTCTCGTCCCATTCGGTCGAAATAAGTTCGGGCCACTCCTCAACACGAACGGTTTCGCGCACGAAAGTGCCATCACCCAAAGGAGTAGCAATAGACTGAGCGATAAGTAATCCGGTTTCGGCTTCAAGCTCAGCCAAAGAATACGTTTCCTCAGTGATCGCTTTGGTCGTTTCAACATAACTACGAGAGCCAGAAAGCGTGATGTCCTCCGTTGGCTTCGCCTGCTGCACGCTCTTTACAACTTTAATGTCTGGGTTAAGCTGGTCTTCTGAAGCAAGCAGTTGTCCAGCTTCTAGTTCTGGGATCGCGGCAAGACCAGCCTCAATCCCCTCGGTAACCACTTGCGGTATATTAGACCGGAATTTTTCTGGCACCAGATCAGGAACCTGCACTGAGTAAGAGAGCTTATAGTCTAAGAAAGCAGTCTCAATATAGGTTCTTACTTCAGCGACATAGAGCGAATCAAGTTCCGGCTGGTCAATCTTCTTCTGGGTTTTATCGAAGAAAACATATTCGATATCCTCAAATAGCCCCTCGGGAACATTGGGCATTGGTGCTTGGAACGCAGGATAAAGCGGATCAAACTCTGAGCGCGGTATGATGTACTCGCGAAGAACTACTCGAAACTCACGCCCGCCGACATTACCGATGACATTACGGTAGCCGTAAGAGAAATTGTATTCGTCTTGGTTCTCCCGATCCGCAGCGTAGAAGAACTCAAACAATCCGTCGCGCTCGATGTCAACCGACTTGATGAAGATCAGCTTGTGGTGCGGCCACTTTGCAGCGTTAGGGTGCGGGGTTCCGTATTCAGGAAACTCGGTGCGGTTGCAGTCGCGAACTTCGCTGAACAGAATATCCGTGACGAGCGGGGTCGGAAAGATCTTCCGGTCCTGCCTATACGGTGCTTGGGGTAATTGGGAGATTGGCATATGAAATTAAGATCCTGTTGGGCCCCAATGAATGTCTGAATACTTGTGAATTACTGCATTTACTGACGGTGTTGCGGAAGTAGTAAGACCATTAACAACCAACGCGTAGTCAGCACTATCTAAAGTCAAACTACCCAAGCGGGTAAACTGTGTAGTACGCATTGCAGTAGGTTGGCCGTGGCAATGCAATGTTGCAAAAACATCTAATGCTGTAGCATCAACTCTCGCTAATTCAAGATCAAGTCTCCAATCACCAGAAGCATTTGGGTTAAACGCAGTAGAGTCAAATACGGTACTACCATTAAAAGTAGCCGTTATTTGTCTGTTTACGTTTGTGCCTGTGATTTGACCTATGTAACGGCCTTTAATAACTGTTCCGTTAGCCCTAAACGCGGTAGCTGCAATAGTGTAAGAGTTTAAAAGAGTAAGTGTGTTCTGAACTGTAGTAGACGTTTCAGTAGAATTCGTTGAAACAATTCCTCCAACACGCGAGCCAGCAGGCCCTGCAATAATACGCGGATTCACTAAAACAGATCCGCCGCTTGAAGAAGCGATAATTACGTGCCCTATTTTAATCTGACTGCGAATAAAACTTTGTTGGGTTGGTGACCATTTACCGTCGATACCTAACCAAATTTCGTCCCCAGCAGTGAGACCGGATGTTGTTAAACCTGTGGTATTACCTAAGCCGCGTACTAAACCTGTTAGTGTGATATAGCCCTGACCCCCAATACTAATGTTTTGCGTAGCAAGACCTAGAGTCCTATTAGCTAAGTTGCTTACGCTAGTTGCAATTTTAACGGATGGTATACCATTAGTGCTGTCATAGCCAAAAATGTAAACGGCAGTTCCGTTTGATATTAAAGAACCTTCGGCGTTAGAGACTAAAATGTTTTGCTCTTGACCTACCTGTAATGTAACATCACCTGCAAGTTTAAGATCTAGCGTTTGATCCGTAGTATTCCACCGCAGTTCGCCGGTAGCGAGTGCATCCGTAGAAAGTCCTGTAGTCGCGAAGGTGAGAGTGTCCGTAGTAGCACCGCCTGTTCCTCCATTTATGGTTGGGAGGATTCCAGTAACGTCGGTAGCCAGATTGATGGACCCCCACGAAGGGGCACTGCCACTACCGGAACCGTGCAATACATAAGTCGCA